CCCCGACAGGGGCCGTTTAGTTTAATTCGCCTTACGGCTCATATTGTAATCCGCTCAGCTTGGTATGTGTCTTACGACACGCCGTGATATGGTTCTGGGTATGACCACATTGGTAGGTATCCAAGGAAGTGACTTCATAGTATTTGCTGCAGACTCGCAGATAACTGACGGAGATCAACGCATCATCTCGGTAGAAACTCCCAAGATAACCTCAACGGGTAAGTATCTACTCGGCCTCACAGGTGACTCACGACCAGGAGATATCCTTGCCTACGCGTGGAAGCCACCACTCTACAAGGGTGAAGACCCAACGAAGTTTATGGGTAGCAAGATACTGCCTAGTATTTCTGCAGCCTTCAAGGAAGGCAACTACGAGATTGATAACAAGGAGATGAACTTCAGCTTCTTGATAGCCTTCAATGGCAACATCTTCTCTATCGGTGGTGACCTATCGTTTAACACATCCGAGCGTGGGCTATTCGCTGCAGGCTCCGGTGGAAATTATGCTCTTGGGTACTTGTATTCCTTGCCACCTAAGAATTACAATAAGTTATTGACGGCCAGTGTGGTAGCTGAGAGAGCGGTGCAGATTGCATCCATCTTAGATATCAATACCAGCCCACCGATACAAGTAGTTTCACAAGAGAGGATATATAAATGAAAGAGTTAATTGCTTACTGCGGTCTTACATTCCTTATCGGGTTTGTGACAGCATACGGATTAGATGCTTGGCTACAGTGGAGAGATGACCGAAAATGGCGATAGAAGATCCGAAAGAATTACTGCTGCACGTACTGCATTCTCAGGATGCAAGTCGTGACAGAAGTACACAGACTGAGGTAGGTCCATCAGAGATTGGTGGTTGCCGTCGTAAGGTGTGGTACAGACTGAATGAACAACCACATACGAATGAGAACCAGTCTAAGTTAGCAGCCATTATGGGTACTGCTATCCACGCTACTATTGAAGAGGCTATTACTAAACTCGATCCTGAGGCCAAGGATTACCTGGTAGAAACTGAAGTTGCCTACGATGGTATGAAGGCACACGTTGACTTGTTCGTACCATCAACCGGTGCAGTCATTGACTGGAAGACATCCAAGATTAAGAACCTGGGTTACTTCCCGTCCAACCAGCAGAGGTGGCAGGTTCAGCTCTATGGCTACTTGCTATCTAAGAATGGCTACCAAGTTAATACAGTCAACCTTGTGGCTATTGCCAGAGATGGTGAAGAGAAAGACGTCAAGGTACATAGCGAGCCTTACGATGAGACGATGGCACACGCAGCGCTACTCTGGTTGGAGAACGTAAAGAACTCTAAAGAGTTACCACCAGCAGAAAAGGATGCAAGTTTCTGCAAGTCTTACTGCCAGTACTACGATGCTTCCGGTGAGTTAGGTTGCACGGGCTTGATAAAAGAACGTATCGTCCTTAGTGAAGTCGTGATTGAGGACGCAGAAATTGACAAGCACGCACTGCACTACTTACAGTTAGACACAAGGATAAAAGAGCTGGAGAAAGAGAAAGATTCTTTGAAGGCATCCCTTGAAGGCACCATTGGTGTTACTGCTAGCGGTGTTGAAATCAGTTGGACAACAGTTAAAGGTCGTGAGACAGTTGACGCAAAAGAAGTTGAGAAACTTCTGGGGTTTGTTCCGAAGATTGTCGGTAACGAATCTGTAAGAATCAATATCAAACAAAGTGGAGGAAAATAAATTGGCTGCAAATGAAAACACCAAGTTCCAAATCAACTACAAGTTAGCTGATGGAACACTTATCAATCTGTATGCTGCAGATGTAAAGGATCTTGAGACAGGTCTAACTGACCTATCAATGGTTGCATCCCTCATCAAGTCAACATCAGTAGAACTATCAGGCGGTAACGCTACAGCTGCAGCAGTGCAGAACATTCAGGCACAGTTCAACAGCACACCAGTAACACAGGCACTACCACCACAGGTAGAAGCACCTGGTACTAAGATGTGTAAGCACGGGCAGATGTCATACCGCACAGGTACAGGACAAAAGGGTCCTTGGCAGGGTTATATGTGTGCAGCACCTAAGGGTGCGCCGGATAAATGCGAGACTATCTGGGTTCGTTAAGTGTATGCGCGAGCCAAGGTTCTATGAAGAACCATCTTGCGCAACAGTAGGTGGTGACTTTTGGTTTCCGGAAAAAGCCGACGGGTCAATGAATACTGTAGAAATGCAGATGGCAAAATCAATCTGCAGATCGTGTCCACATAAAAGCGAGTGCGCAGAGTGGGGCATACAGAAAGAAGTGCACGGCATCTGGGGCGGGTTAGTTCCAAAGGAACGCTTTGCTATCAGAACACAACGTAATATCAGGCTGAGGGAGGAAGGCGTTGCTTAGTTTACAACGTGCGTGGGGAACTGTTCTCACGAAGGCAACGCCTCTTCCTGATGTATGGACTGCGCTATCTGCTAAACAGATTAAGTTCCGTAGAGGACAGGTCTGTATGGTAGCTGCTGCTCCCAATGCTGGTAAGTCTATGTTTGCTTTGATATATGCAGTAAAGGCAGCAGTGCCTACTCTGTTCTTCTCAGCAGATACAGATACCACAACTGTAATGATGCGTGCTGCTGCTCATTCATCTGGTCATAATCAGGTAACTGTGGAGCAGAACCTATCTAACAACTCGCACTACTACGACAAACACTTTGACAGGCTAGGCCATATCAAGTGGGTCTTTGATTCCAGTCCATCCCTTGACGATATAGAGTTAGAGATAAAAGCCTACGTCGAACTCTATGGGATAGCACCGGAGTTAATCATCATAGATAACTTGATGAACGTAGCAGCTGAGACTGATAACGAATGGGCTGGACTGCGTGCAATTATGATGGAGCTGCACGATATGGCACGTAAGACTGAGGCTTGTGTGCTAGTACTGCACCACGTCAGTGAGCAGTCAGAGTATGGCTCACCGACTAGACCACCAGCACGTCGTGCTATTCACGGCAAGGTCAGTCAGTTACCAGCCTTGATCCTTACTCTTGGCTATGACCCAATAGATGGCTCTTTGAATGTGGCAGCAGTAAAGAATCGCTTTGGGCCACACACTGCAGATGCCTCTGATTATGCAACCCTTGCAGTAAACTATGGAGCCTGTCAGATATCAGATAAGGACGCGTACGGAGCGATGCTACAAAGAGATGCACGAGCTGGTTACGTAAGTAACTATATCCCGCAAGATGAGTACGGAAATGAGATAGCAGTCTGATGGCTAACACAGAGATTCAATACCTGAAGAATGAAGTCAAGCAACTCAAGGCTGATATGGCTAACCTACTGATGGTGCTCATTGATATGAAAGTATTAAAGATTACCAAGGATGAGAACGGCAACTTGGTTTACGATACGGGTAAGAAGAGTGAGTAGTCCTAAGTACAACAAGGCAAAAGGCGCAGCCTTTGAGATTGATGTAATGAAATGGTTTCGTGGTCTGAATGTTTTAGCTGAGCGCCTGCGCTTGGCTGGCAAGGACGACGAAGGAGATCTAGTGGTAGTTGTCGCGGGACAGACGTACATACTAGAACTCAAGAACACCGCAAGACTAGACTTGCCGGAGTTCTGGAGACAAGCAGAGGTTGAGGCGCTTAACTACGCTAAGGCTCGTGGTATTGGGGAAGTTCCACTGCATTATGTTGTAGTTAAGCGTCGCAACGCTGGCATAGAAAAGTCTTGGGTGGTCCAGGACTTAACACAATGGTTAAAGGAGAAACAATAATGCCAACACCACAAGGTGATATCACAAGCACAGAAACCTGGGATGAAACTCCAGCTGAAGTAGTAGAAGAAGTAGTAGAAGAGCAGTTACCCGAAGAGGAACTAGACCAAGCGTGATTTGCGAATCTTGTACTAAAGCAGGAGAAGAGAACAGCGCCAATCATTTGAAACGTGCTGCACACTGGCACGAGAAGTGCAACATAAAGGGGTGTGTATGTCAGCACAAGACTGGTCCAGGGTACGTAAGACGGGAAGGTTCAAGGGTTCCGTTGATGCAAACTCAATCCCCATAGCACCGATCATTCGGTACTTTGGTGGGGAAGTAAGAGAAGGTAAAGACGCATCCGTTCGCTGCTTGATGCACAATGACAGCAGACGCTCTGCATCTATGAATACCTACGACAACCTGTATTTCTGCTTTACCTGCGGTAAGGGTGGTAATGCAGCCAACATAGTGTGCATCATAGAGAACTTGGAGTTTAACGATGGACTTAAACGGGCAGTCGAAATTGCTACTGGAAGCGGCGCAGAGATACGCTCAGGAAATAACACCAGAGGCAATCGTCGCGCTCGAAGAACGTGGGATATCTGAGTTAGTCGCAGCTAAGTTCCAACTGGGTAGTGTTGTTGATCCTCTCAACGGACACGAGCAGCACGCTGGTTGGATATCTATTCCATACATCACCGCTCTTGGTCACTGCGTTGGCTTTAAGTTCAGACGTTTAGATGGTGGTCTACCCAAGTACGGCTCACCTACAGGGCAGAAGGCACACCTATACAACGTATCTGATGTGACTGTAATGAGTAAGCACATCGTGGTATGTGAAGGTGAGTTAGATACAGTCATAGTCTCTGGTGTCCTTGGTATCCCAGCTGTTGGTGTACCTGGAGTGCAGGCTTGGAAGCCACACTTCAGTAGGTTATTAGCAGGCTATGACACTGTGTTTATTGTCGGAGACAATGACGTTAAGGAAGATGGGTCTAACCCAGGAGCAGACTTCTCTAAGCGTGTTCATCAGGAAGTATTGAACGGAGTAATAGTATCATTACCACCTAATATGGACATCAACGACTACTACTTAGCCTATGGCAGCGACGCTACCAAGACTTTGCTAGTAGGTGAGGTGATTGGATAAGAGTGATTGGCAACAGATGATACAGACTTTGCATACTATGGGCTTTCACATCTTGCAGATCAACGAAGAAGAGGAGACTCTACTAATATGTCCAACCCGAATCCGCTCGTAGACCACCTTGCAGTTGCTGGCTATCGTGCAGATGGCGTATCAACTGAAGACTTAACATCCTTCATTGAATCCTTTGCATCCTTACGTGCCTCTCGTGTGCGTGGTGTGGGTGCAGACCAGTATGCGATGGCACAA